CACAGACGTTGCGCCAATGTCTCCAACTTTTGTCCCGGTAATTGTAAAACCAACACCCGTTTGATCGTTTGTACAGGCAATAGCTACTTTGTAGCCGTACCCGTTTCGTCCGGGGATGGTATTGGAAAGGGGAAGCGACAGGGGGAGCGTTCCGGCATAGGTGTTTTCAGCCACATAAAAATCAGCATCGGAGCCAACCTTTACGGACCAAACGTCATACTGCATTGTTGCCATTTGAGTTCTCCGTCAATAACGGGGGGCCGAAGCCCCCCTGGTATTACGATGCGTCTTGGAAGTCGCCACCGGTGCTGTCGGTAACAGCATCTACGGAGTTAGCAATCTTAACCAGATCGCCAGCCGCAGCGTAGTCGGTGATGTTGTTTCGCACACAGTTATTAAAGAGAACCACGCCGTTTTGAGCGGCATTGCCCACCGCCGCAACAGTCATCGTTGTCTCACCCGAAACGTTCTGGGCATTAATCAGGGTACATCCCTGGAAAAGCGCCCAGCGGTTCAACGAACTGGTTGCGTTTGCGTCAACAGCAAGAACACCAGCGTTGGTAGCGTAGATCGGGAAAAGGCAATTTACGAAGGTGTTACGAGCCGTTTCTGAACGAAGACGCACGTTAGCGTTAGCAGCGGTCCTGGGAATGGTGTCTACACCAAATGTGCAGTTTTCAAACAAATGTTCACCGCCGCCTGTCAACAGAAGGCAGGCACTGCCCGCTTGGGTAGCCGAAAAAGTTGCATTGCCCATGCCAGCAAAATGCACGTTGCTGTAGTAATTGCGCTCGCCCTGGTCTTCCCACGCTACAACAGCCGTGGTTGCCTGTGCAAAACCTTCAAAAATCTGAATGTTGGCAAACATACAGCCATCACCGGTCACCAAAACCATCGGCGTGAAGGCGGTGGTAGGAGCCGAAGCGGCGTGAGAAATCCTTGCTCGCTGAGAAATGTTAACGGGTGAACAGATGCCAACAAGGTGAGTTGCGTCCTTGTTCCACGCCAGCGTCCCCGTAATACGGGCGGTTCCGCTCGCCTGACCGTTACCGATCAGAAAAACCACATCGTTTTTACCGGACGTACACTTATCGAAGGCGGCGGTAATGGTCGCCAGCGCCTGTGCGGGGCTAAGACCAGAGTTGCCGTCAGCGCCCGTGGCGGGGTTGACATAAAAGTAAGTGCCTGTAAAGGGCATCATTCCGCCAAAGGCGGGGCCAATAAAGCCGCCGGGAGAAACCACGGGGCCAGAGAAGGTGGTCGTAGCCATCTAAATTCCTTTCGTGTAGTAGCACAGTCCCATACCGTCCCTACTATGTCTGCTAGGCCAGTCGGTATAGGTCATTTTTCCTAGTGCTTGTAGTTTAAACGGATTAACAAAAAAGGGGAAGTTAAACTTCCCCTTTTTTGCCAAGCTTAAGCGGCTCCGGGAGAGCCAAACATACCAAGAGGATCGGAGAATCCGAACGAATAACGCTCACGAGCTTTGTATCGGACGTTGCCGGTATCAAAGTCGCCGTCCATCGAGGTGCTGAGGGGTGTACGCACAAAGTGCTTCAGACCGTTGGGTACATCGGTGCGGAGGAACCATGCATCGGTGTCGGTCAGATAGTGGTTTACTGCGTACAACTCAGGGATCGCACCCATCGAGCGGATGGCGTTGATGTCGTTATCCGCCGTTGCGGTACGAAGCTCCGTCTCAAGGAGGCGGGTTGCCACGAACTGCAATGCGGGGGGGACGATCAACTTGCGGGGCTTCGCAGCAATGAGAAGACCACGCTCATCCGTCCACAAGGAGATCTGAATGATAGCGGCCTCAAGGGAGGTCTCATTCAGGTCAGCGGGAGTGGAAGGCTCGTTGGAGTTCGTGCCGCCAGATACCAATGGGTGGGCGGTTGAGAAAAGCTCAACGCCGTCGCCGCCAAGAAATGCTGGGTTAAATCCGTTGTTCAGGACGTTAGCAGCCTTAACCTGTTTGGTGTTTGCCATCGAACGGGCCAGAGCTTTGGTGTAGCGAGCTGAGAGAGAGTCATAGAGGTTGTCCTCAAGAGCTTCTTCAGTGATCGCAAAACCAAGGGCAATGGTTTCGTGGTTGTAGCGGGCGGTCCAAGCTTCCTGGGCATTGTCATACGCAATTGCTGCGCCTTCCGATTTAACGGGGGCGGAGCCAAAGCCAGAAAGTTTGGTTTCCTCTTCGAAGGATCGCTCGGAGTTTTCAGTTTCGAAAATCTCACGATGCTCTTCTTCGTACTTTTTGTACTCCAAACCGAACAGGGCGTTTAGTCCTGGGAGGAGTTCTTTTAGCTGTTGGGAACGTGAAATAGCCATTTTTTAACTCCTTACACGCCAAGCGGGTTGTTGTAAGAATGAACACCCACGTTGAATTTAACAATAAATTCTGGGTAGTCATCCGACTGAGTGCCATCCACAACATCAACAATTCGTACAGCAAAGGTTGTTGTTGCGGCAAGGCCTGCACCATTTGTACCGACAATCAGCGCAACACCAGATTTACCCGTGCGAGTATTTCCAGCCGTTGCAAAACTGAGTTGGGCATTCTTACCGATTGCTCCGGGGTAACCCGAGCCGTCTGTGCCGCTGTTGAACGTACCGAGTGCGGCGGTTCCTTGGATCTGGAACAGCGCATCGGGGTCGTCCATCACACGAACGAAGACATCGGTTGCACCACCGGTGATGAGGTTAGCGGGAAGGTAATTGGAATACTGAAAAATGCCGGTCACATCCACATAACGTGCGCCCACACAGACACCAACAATACCGACTGTGGCATTTGCCGGTCCGGTAATATTAATCGCTGTGGGGGTTACGGCTACGGCGGCGGGTTGACCCGCACTGCTCAGAACTACCAAATCACCATTAAAAATAGCATTAGCGTTATTGGCAGCAACTTTGTACTCCCGGATAACGCCACCATTAAAGGCCTGTCCACCGATTAGGTTAATCGGATTCAGGCCAAAGGGCGAGGCGACTGAAGCCATTTGTAACTCCTTAAAGGTTTACCCTCTTGTCCCTCGGCTTGTGGTCGATTTACGTTCACTAAACAAAGGCATTCGAGGATCGTTTTCTTTCATTAGGGTTGCATCCACCGCCGCCGTCTGATCTCTTGTGAACTTGTCGTAATAAGCATTACGCTGGTCCACAAACTCTTTTGGCATTTTGTGAAGCATTAACCCACCAATTTCTACATTGCCGGAATTTTTTCCGTAGGTCTGAAGCTCCGGGTGATCTTCCAACCGAACAGCTTCCCAACCTTGTGTCCGTTTTGAGGACAAATTGCGCTCATCGGGTTGGTTTAAGTACGAGGTACGAATCCAACGGAAAGCGTAGTCTGCTTCTTTATTGGGGTCAGGTAAAAGGCTTGGGGGGGTCCACCTTCTACCAACATTTAGGCGTGTTTCGAGTTCACGAGGGGTGCGATTAGACATTTCCTTGCTCCTGTTGTTGAAGTTTCATCATATGTTCAACGTATTCCTTGAGGGGAACACCAAGTCGTTTGGCAGTATTAACCGCCGATTGGCTTACTTTGACTTTTGTCGAACCTGTTGACCTCGACGCTGAAGCAACGACATTTGCAGGCTTTTTCTGCCTGAATTCTGGTCGATTAGGAAACTCTTCTCTCATGCGAGCGTCGATTCGCTCGAAATATTCCCTTGAACCAGCAGTATAACCTTCTCTGACTAATTCTTGATGTACACCTAGTGCGGCGTTGCGTAACATCAGGTCTTTTTCGAACCATGTGTTCTTTTCGACCCAATCTTTTGTACGCTCATCCGGTACAACTTCCGGAATTCTTACATTGTTTTGGGCCTGTTGTAAAGGGGGTTGTTGAACATAACGGGGTTGATAATTCGTTACATCCCGCTGTTCGACCGTGTATTGAGCCAGCTTCTTCTGAGCGGCGAGCATTTTTTCGGAATCCCCCGCCTCATACGCTTCCTTGTAATCTCGTTCCGTTTCAGAGATACGGGCGTTAATCCTGTCCTTATGACTTTCTAGAAGGATATTCTCGCCCCTGGAGAGCTGCTCCTGGTACAAACGGTTTTGCTCCACCAAAGCTTGGGCATAGCGTATTGCCTCTTCTTTCTCTCTAAGATGCTGCTCTTTTTCCCTTCGGAAATCATGCATCTTCTTCGATAGCTGTCTTATCCGTTTTTGGACATTCTGCCCATAGGTGGATATCTCATCCTCATCGATTTCTAGATCGCCGGTAGGTTCCCGGTTTCGATCTTCTTCTGGTGTGTCGTCATAAACCTCAATGTCTTTTTCGTCTTGCTCGGTTTCTTGAACGACCTCGTTCTTTTCTACTTCGACTTCGTATTTTTCATCTGCCATGATTAACTCCTTATGCTCGTGTAATTACACGGGGTTCGGTGACAACGGCTTCCACCATGTCATCGTTGATTAAACGAAACTCTTGCTCCGCCTCCTTGGTAGAAATTTTGAAGCGGGTTCCTGAATACGCCCTCATCAAAATAAAATCCCCCTCTTTGCACCAAGGCCCGTCAGGAAATTTTTCTTCGTCTCGATAGGCGAGTGACCCCAGTTTTAAGACAAGACCTACAATCGTGGCGGTCTCCTCTTTTTTTAATAATTGGTCGGGGCGGACGATAACGGTATTTTCAAATTTCTCGTCCAGTTTGGGTATGGCAATTAACAGCTTGTAACCCATAGGAATGGGTAGCATTTCTTCAATCATCAGGTAAATCCTCCAGTATGCGAATCACTCGTTGAAGCCCTTTTATCTCCCCCACCCTTTCCCGATAGTTCGGAAAATCTGTTGCGGGCTGGAACGCAACGGCTTCAATAAGTGATCGTTGTTCACTCTTTATTTCTTTGATTAGCCATTCCTTGAATTCCAAGTCTCACTCCTTCCGTTAGTTGCTTGCCTTCAAATTCTTGCCGTCTAAAGTCAAGGTCTTTCTGTTTATCGGCTGCTTTGAGAGCAAGGTTTGCGCCTGCAATTTCTGCCTGCGAATCAATGCGCTTGGTTTCCCTCTCGTTTTTGGCGAGTTCAATCTGGGTCTTAAGCGCCAGCTCTGCCTGATCAATAGCCCTTTTATGCTCAAACTCAGCTTGTTTAAGCTGGAATTCAGCTTGTTGCATTTGGATAATCGGATCTTG